TCGTTACTCATTGGGTGTGTTGGGTGGGAGAATGATGGCGTCCTCGACGGACTTCAGTTCGTTGGCGACCTGCTTCATCGACTCAAGCTGCTTCCGGCCTTTCTCGACAAGGTCCACCAGCTCGGATACGGACATCTCATGCTGGTCTTTCTTGCCCTTGTTGCCGAGGTGGATGGCGGCGGCGATGGCGGACAGGCCATGCCCGCTTGCTTCCAGCGTCCAGCGGGCGGCCTGGAAGCGGACCTGCGGAGGAGCGGACGGATCGGTGAGCAGGGATTGCATCACCTGCCAGGCTTGCGTCGCGCCGCCTGTCTTTATGTCCAGGTCGCGCTTCAACTCGATCGCCTCGCGCACCTTGTGCGAGGACAACTGGGAGTTGCCATCGGCGAAGCCGGCGGTCTTCCCGGCCTGCACGGCGTTGCCTCCGTTGGCGACGTACGCGGCGACGAAGGCTTCCTGCTGCTGGGTAAGCACCGGATCGGCGTCGTGACGAATCACCAGACTTCCCTTCCATTGGTCCTTATCGTTTTGCTTTGGCATCTTGTTTGGTCTGTTTCCAGTTGAAGCCGTTCTCGACGCACCAGCGGTGGATGTTGACGTGCGGGACGCCGAGCATGAAGGCTACGTCGCCTTGGGTCTTACCCTCGGCGGCAGCCCGGACAATCACACTCTCCCACTTTGATTTGTCGTACTTGCGACACTTGCGGGAGCGGACCTTCTTGAATCCGATGCCGAGGATCTCCGCCCAGCTCTTGATGGTCGTGACGGAGAAGCCGAGGCGTCGCGCCACCTCCGGCATGCAATGTCCGGCTTCCGCCAGGCGTCGAAGGTCGGCCCTGTATTCGCAGATCCTTGCGGCCCGCGAAGCGAACATCAGCCGGCCTCGGAATGATACGGCTCCCCGGTTCTGGAACCGCAGGATTGGGGACTGGATGATCTCGCTCATTGTGCGGCATTAAGTTTGGCTGCCTTACGCATCTTGCGTTCGGGGACGAAGTCGATGCGGTATCCGTACCTGGCGAAGCCGGTCATGCCAAGGTTATAGGCAAGCCAAGTCTCGCCAAGATTGGCGGGACGCCCTAGCTTCACGCCCAGCCTGGATCGAAGGTAGGAAAGCCAGGTGGTGGCGTACTGGCGGGAGATGACAGGGTCGGACGCCTTGGAGTAGGGGTAGACAGGAAGCCCTGCTTCACGCCGTATGGCAGAGCAGTCAGCCCATGCCGTCGCCCAGAATTGGAACGGTCCTTTCGCGCGGCCGGCGTCTGCGGTTGGGGTGGCTGCGCCACGCCCGGAGGATTCAATATGTTCGACGGCATCGACCCAATGCGCGGGCATTGGAGCGAAGGCCGCTGAAGCCATCAGTATTTCGGTAATCATGTCGGGTTGGGAAGCCGACGGTGACGCCTTACTTACCCTTGGCAATCTTCTTTTTTCCAATGGTTTTCTTTTTCCTTGCCCGACCAGTACCGGAGATAGGCAGCCCGCCCGCATCTCCGTACTTCTTGATGCCTGCCTCGACGATCATCCTGCATCGCTCCCAAAGGCTGACGTTGTCACGACCGTCGTCGGCCATGCGGATGATGGGGCGATTGCTCATGGCTTTCGGATGATTATACGCGAGTCTTTGTCATATTCAAACTCTTCCCAATCCTCCGGCTGGTAAGCGCCGGAGTTGATCTCCGCGCCGACTTCGTCCGAGGCGATAGGTCCGGTCGGGATGTCCAGCCACTTCTTATCCTTCCCACCCTTGGCGGCGGCGGCGACAAGCACCTTCTGGACGAGCATGTCGTCGACCAGATGGGCGAATTCGCCTGGGCCGATGGACTTGAGGATGGACGGCAGCTCGCCGCGTCGGCGGTACAAGCCGGACTTGGCGTTCTTGCCCTCGATAGAATAGGGATGTCCCTTGCGGGCAGCCAGCGTGACGGCGGCGACCAGCCAAGCCTGTCGCTCCAGGAAGTTCACGTCGTTGAACTTGTCCTTGTCGGTGACGTCGATGAGCGTACCGATTTCCGTACGCAAAAGCGTACGCTCGGTGTCGATCATCTCCGGGTTGTTGGCCTTGATGATGGCCGCCTTCCAGAGGTGCTTCCGTCGAGGGACTAGGCCCATGCCCTTCATTCGGCGGTCGTAGTCGGAGGCATGCCATACGCCGATAGCACCGCGGAACGCACCCAGCAGGGCGGACGACCCTCGGACCTGCGACGCCATCTGCTCGGCGTTGCGGATCGGCTCGTCGCCTTGCTTCTTGATGTGGTGGATGACGATGAGGGCTGCTCCAAGTTCACCGCCGACCTGGCTGGCTACGCGGATGAATTCGTTGATGACCGTGGCGCTGTTCTCCTCGCCGTGCAGGACGGAGTTGAGGGTATCGATGACCACCAGCTGGAGGTTCGGAATCTGCCGGAGCAGGGCGAAGAATTCCAGCCACTTGCGGGAGGGCTTCGACTCCTGCGTCTTCGGGTCACGCTCGACGAGGGCGAACGCTCCGCCGGAATTGATGGACGGCAGGATGATAAGGTCGTCGCCGGCTTCGCGTCGCCGGCTTCCGTCGGCGTCCATGTCAGCCAGTCGGATGTGCAGCTCGTCCTTATCGTCCTCGGTCGTGAGGATGACGACAGCACCCTTACGCATCACCGGCATGCCGCACCAAGTATCACCCTCGCGTCGGGCGGTGATCTTCAAGGCCAGGTCAAGGACCATGAAGGTCTTACCTGCTCCGCCTTCGGCGACAAGCAGCTGATGCTTGGCTGCCTGTAGCCAGTTCTGGACGAGGAACTGACGCTCCGGCCTAGGCGACAAGCTCCAGCGGTGGGCGGCCCAGACGGCCAGACCTTTGCCCTCCTCAAGGATGGGCTTCTCTGGCTCCGGCATCGGACCGTTGTTATGGATGTCGTTACGGAGCAGGCCAAGCCACTCGGTGTCGAAGCGAGACTCCGGCCAAGGCGGATTCATGTGCGCCTGCATCCAGCCATAGGTGGCGAGACGCGCGGCGTCCAATGTCATCTTCCCGATGCGGGCGGTGTGGATGTAATGGCCGGCGACGCCGTTGAAAGCCGACCATCTGGTCGTGCCTTCGCCGCCTGCGGCCACGTCAACCGTGAGCATCTCGACGGCGGGCGTATGCGTCTTCGGCATAAGCGGATCGATGGGTGCTTCCTTGATCGCCCACTCGGATTCCGGCATGCGGAAGGCGGATGCGTGAGGGCAATCGACGCGGCAGTCCGGGTCGTACCTGTCGATGACGACCAGGCGACGGACGCCGGACTTGCCGTGGATAGATCCAGCCAGACGGATGGGCTGGTGCGCGCGTCCGTAAGGGTTGCCGTCAACGCCCAGTCCGAACTGGATATCAGCTCCTGCCTTGCGGGCGATCTGGTCGCGGATGGCGACGATGGAGGAGACTTCCATCTCCTCGACCTGCCAGTAGGCGTGACGCTTCGGCTTGCCCTCTTCGGTGACTCCACCGGACAAGACGACCATCGTCGCCTTGCCGAATTGCTGCTCGACGAAGGCGAGCTTGGCGTCGGTGTCGCCGGTGTCGAAGTCGGCGCACACGGTGCGGAAGACGTCGCAGTTCTCCGCCGTTCCTCGGTCGGCCTTCAAGGTGCAAGGCACGATGAAGGTGGCGACGTCGTGCTGTCCCCAGCGGGTGGTGTGGAAGATCACGGACGAGACGAACCGCTCCCAGCCGATACGCTCCGGCTCCAGGAAGATGTCCTCGCGGAAGACGCCCTCGCGAGCCGTTCCTTTCTCGCCGATTCCTCGGAGGCAGACGTAGCCCTTCGGCGCGTCGCCGAACAGGAGGTGCAGATGCCGTGCGACGGCATCGTTATCAACGATGGGATCCATCGTCAGCCCTGCTTCTGCTTTGCTTCGTAAGCGGCGATGGCTTCGCCGATGAAGCGCATCACGGGTACTGCCATTGAGTTACCGCAGGCTTTGTACCTCGGACCGTCCGGGCATTCCTCGGCAGGCTTTCCCTTCCAAGAGATTCTGGACCAATTATCCTGGAAGCCCTGGAGGCGCTCGCATTCGACAGGGGTGAGGCGACGCACGGCCATAGGTGTGAGGACGCCGTGCTGGCTGCCGCCCTTCTTTAGGGTGAAGGAAGGATCGCCAGGTTCAAAGTTCTGCATAGAGTGATTCTCTCCGCATTCACCGAGACGCGACAAGAGGTTCATGCCGTCGAGAGGTACGACCGGATAGGCGACGTGCGGAGACTGGTCGCCGCTGTCCTTGGTCAAGGTCGGGAAGGTTTCAGCAGACGGATCTGCTCCGGCCT